AGCTGCACGCCACGGATGCGCGCCCCCAGCCCGTTATTGCCTTTGGTGTAGGGGTACGCCTCCAATGTCACGTTGACGAAACAACCGCTATAGAGCTTGCCGCTCGCTTCATCGATCGGTTCTTTCATCTGATCGAAATACGTAGGCCGGATCTTCGAGCGGGCAGACACGTAGAACGTACCAGGAAAGCCATCATAGTCTGGCTTCGTATCGCCATCACGAAAAAAGATTTTGCCGGTCATCTGAATCGCTTTGTAAACGGCAGGGCCTTTCTTGGCCCACTTCTCATTGCAAAGTCGGGCACAAATCTTCTCCAGCTCCGCCTTGGCGGGTAGCTTCTTCGGCAACAGCTTATTGTCATCGCTGTAATACTGAAGCTGCGAATTGGGGGTCAGCAGATACGTGCCCGAATAATAGGGCGTGGGATCGTTGCCGTTGGGAAAAACTTCAGGTGTGAAATAACACATGAAGCTCTGGCGCACGTCGATCAATTTGAATCTCATAATCTCATTCCTCTGTGTTTTGCGTTTTGCGTTTCGTGAGAGCGCCCCGAAAGAAGACGCCCTGAGTTGAGGCTAGCACGCGCTCTTGAACTTTTCCAGTACCGTGACAATAGGTGCAAGGCCGCGCACCATCGGCTATGCCCCTGCATACTTTGCACGTCACCATCTTGAACTGGGGTGTCATTCCGTTGCCTCAAAGTCATCCGCTGCATTGGCATTCGAGAACTCCGGACGTGGATCGGAACCGTTGACCAATATCGGTTTGCCCGGTGCGCGGCCGATGAGTGGTTCAAACGTTTCCTTCCATAAATTTTTACTTTGCTTCTTGTCCAAGATTTTCGCCGCTGCCGGTGCGGTCAAAATCGTTTGTGGCGCGTAAGCTTTCGGCCCCAATACGCCCACCAATAACGCTTCTGCAATCTTTAGATCGGTCCATTTGCGATTGCCTAAATCGCCCTCAACAAATTTCATCGGCTTACCATCGGACCCCAATACAGGAATACCGGCCGCTACCATCTCTTGGGCTTTCGATTGCACCGCGACGATCCAATCCTTGATGAAGGGGATGGCTTGCAACGCTTTGCTGATATCAACGGGACTGTTGCCCAACACGGGCAATGAGGTAGAGTCGATCGCGTCGAAGTCAGCGCCCACTTCTTCCATCACCTTGGCGTTACGCGCTTTGCAATCGGCCCATTTGCACCATCGGCATTGCTTCTCGCCGGGCTTGAATAACTCAGGAAACCCTTGAGCTTCGGCTTTGGATAACTCCAACGCGCCGACTGCGCGGACTTTGGCCTCCGCTGCGAATAGCGCGAAACGTTCGAGGACGGCAATCGGCACGTCCAACTCGGACAGGTTGCCAATGCGGGGTTGGTTGATAACGATACGCACGAAGCTCGGATCATCCACCAGCAGCCGTATATCTTGGAGCGCCGCCAGCGCGTACATCATGAGCTGGTAATTCGGCACCACTCGCCATTCAATTTCATCGATCCAGTGACTCATCCAAAAGGGCGAGTCATCATTGGCGTATTCCCACGCGTAAACCTTCTCGCCCATGCCGAATTTCAAATCTTCCACCACACCATAGGCCCCGGTGCCTTCCGGGGATGCGTGTTCCGGCATCGCTATGATGCAATCGCTAGTCCCATAATTGGATTCATCGAATCCTTCAACCCCTTCGAGGGTGACGCGTTGCTCGATCATCAAATAACCGCCGATGGCTCGGCGTCTCACATCGTCCACGTAGGTTTGCACGTGGTCCAAAAATTCTTCGGTGACATCGATGATGTCTTTGCCGACCATGATGGGTGTGAGCGGCGGGGCATAGCCCGGTGTTTTGAGCATATCGCTGGCTAGCGTATGCGCCGCGGTGCCCTCATTCGCGTAAAAACCCCCATCACCTTCCGCGTAATTCGCGGGCTCCGCCATGGAAGCGGGGCACGGTATCCAACGGCTACTGGCGCTGAATGCGAGAACGGAATGAATCGATTGAGCTAATTTGTTCATAAATTCCTTCAACTCATGGAGTCCCCCGGATTGCTCCGGGGGCGCGATCTCCACTTTCCCCTGTTGATCGCTTCAACAGGGTACGGTTCGGTTAGGCATTCAACGCCAAATCGTCTGCATCGGCCTTGATCGCCGCATAGTCCTCGGGTTTGACGCCCGACAGCGACTTCGCGCCGTACTTGGCGAACAGCTTCACGGCTTGATTGCGCATGTTGGCGTTCAACAGCAGCTCGATCGCCGCGCCCACTTCCTCTTTCGTCACCGGCTCGCCTTCTTGGGCTTCTGGATCTTCGCCTTCGACCTTTTGCGCAGCTTCGGCTTCTTGCGCGGCTTTCAACGCTGCCGCCTTCTTGGCCGCCGCTGCCTTCTTGGCCGCTGCCGGATCGATGAGCGGACCCTTGGGCTCGCTGGCAACGCTTTCGGGCTTGACCCTGGTGGGCGTCGGTGCAGACGTTGACTGATCGATGAACGAATGAAAATGCTCGGCGGTTGCCAATACGGTGGCGGCATCGCCTTTGCCGCCGTGGTGGGCAATGGCGTGCTGTAAGGCTATGGATCGAGTGGCTTCTGACATTATCGTAAACTCCTGCAGGTTGGTAAATAAATGCTAGCATGCGCTAGCTTAACAAGTCAACTTCAAAGTCAAGATCGGCATCATCTGAATTTATATGGGCAAAAATTTCTTTGTGCGTGGCCATATCCCACTTCTTATGATTGCGGATAATAACCACGTTGGGTCTGCCGCCATCCACAGCTCTCAGCTTTTTCTGTAACCCGCTAAATGGGGGCTTTGCCAGTATTCTGCCGATTCGAGTGGCACTCACACCGACACGCAATTCGCGGCGCACGAACGCTACCACATCGCTGGTGACAACGACATCCTTGGAAAGTAGCCCGGAGTGTTCCTCGAACATCGTATTGAGAAGGTCCACATCGTTGGCCACGGATGCCGACACCATATTGCGTTTTGCCTGCGTCATCGGCGGGCTCGACGTGGGCGAAAATCCAGCGAGGTCCACGTGCTAGAAGTAATGCCGCAATACCGCCGCCGCGCGAGGCAGACTTAAAAACTCGGTATGAATCCACACGTTCTCAGACTCCGTATAGCGTGGCGCTTTCAATTCATGGACGCCCCATCGCTCATCGTTGTCATCGATCGCCGCCGCATCTTCCTCATTGCTCGAAGCGGTCACGAAAAAATGATTGGGCATGGTGTAGCCCGCGCGGCCTTTAGGGGAGAGCGCCACCGTATCGTCGGTGATGAAGTTCTTGAGCTTGTTGTTTATCATCGTCCGATCGCCCCGCGTGCCCGCGCGAAACTCCACCAGATTCAAATGCCAGGCGTTTTGCAGGTAATCGTTGAAAGGGCTGCTCAATAGGTCGAAGCCCACGTCTTTTGAATAGTCACGTCCCACCAGCAGTTCCGGTATCTTTTTGACGATGGTACTTTTGCCGCTTTGCTGAGTCTCCGACCAAATGAGGGGCGCGGTTTTGATCTTGATCGCGGGCCGCTGCACGATGTGGGCGTAGAACTGCATGATCCAACGTCGATACACCACATCATTGATGCGGGCGAAAATCCATTCGATCTTTTTGACTTCGAGCGGCGTGGGTTCGATGGGTGTGGGCAGTCGATTGCGATAAGTGTTTGCAAACTCATCCGGCCCGTACTCGAATATGGCTCCCTCGCCCGGATGAAACCCCAAGCCTTCCACGTAGCGTTTGGTCACGCTTTGCTTCAACACCTTGACCGGGTTCCACCGGGGACCGCCTTGGGCACGGGGCATCATGCTGGTGAACTGGTGTTCCAATGCCTGATCCGATCCAATGAGCGCGTGACGCTCGGTATCAAAATACCGCTCGGAGCTTCGCACGTACACCAATCGCGCTTCGAGTTTGGCTATCGCATCGTTTTTACTTTGTTTGGCCTCAGCCCTTTGCTCCGGGGTTGTTTTGGGTGCCGCCCCTTGGGGCTGCGCGGCTTCTGGGGAGATGACCTCGAACTCATCGGCCGTTGCCGGTAACTCGTTATCGAGCGACGCTACCACTTTGCCGGGCGTGGAGCTGAATGACAGCCAATGGGCGCGAAGATTATCGAGCCCTTGATAAACCGATTTGCCCGGTGGGTTTTGGCGGGTGGCTTGCGCGCTCCAATCGTCCCAGAGCTGTAGCCCATCCTCCGATCCGCCCGTGGCGTCGTGGAGTTTCGCACCCACGCGGAACCATGAATCATACGGGCCGTTTGGATCTTGTTGGATGAGCCAATCGCTCAATTGAGCAAAGGTGTAGCCGCCTGACTCTGGCGCAAGATCGTGGCCGTTGGGGGCAACGTGGCCATTGGGCGCGGCGTGGCCGTTGGATTGGGCTCTTTTTGGCACGGGCGGCGGCCCTGCCACGAGTCCGCGCCAGACTGATAGCAAAGTGGCGGGTATGCTCGGAAGTGCCGCCCAATCGCCTAATAGGGGCTCCCCGAAAACCCACCGATAGCGCACACCATTCGGATGTACGCTCGGGGGCAGTGCATCATGGACGGATTTACCCTCCAGGGTCGCACAGCGCAGCTCCAGGCCGCTCCCCTCGGGCTTTATGGTCCGAAGCGGGGTTTTCATCCGGTACAGGAGCTTCGCCCGCCCTGCGCGGCCAGAATCGATTCTTACGGCATTCTTGGCGCTGAGTAGTCCATCCAAGTCCACCCCCTGCTCCGCGAGCCATGGCCGCGCGAGGGACAAATCATCTATATCGATCGCTGCCGTGCCGGAGAGGGCATGCAAGAGTCCTGCACCCTCCCACCCATCCGCCGCCTCTAATGGCATGGGCTGCGTGTTCCAATTCGGATAGTTCGGGCTCTTACTGCCGCGGGGCAGTCCGCATAGCTTCCAGCCAAAGCGGGTGTAGTCGGCAAAATCGCCCATGGGGAATGGGACGTTCTACGGTGCGGGTTTGACTGCGGACTTTGGGCGTAGGCCAACCGCCTTGGGCGGGGCCATGCGTTTATCAACGATCGGACAACGCGCGCACGTCATGCAGATGTCGCGTTGGTCTAAGTACAAATCACGAGTCCCCAAGGTGCGGCTAGCGGCTGCGAGCCGCTGTGCCATCTCGGCAGTCGCCCCGCGACGCCCTGCCGCCATATGGTTCAAATGTACCACGGAAGTCTTCGCAGCCTTGGCAATCGCCTTAGACTGTGCAGGGGTCAATTTCTTACGCCAGGCGCGAATCGCTTTGGTGGTGGGTGCGGTCAACATAGTGGGGGCTCCTGGCGGGGATGGGGACAATAACTCTCAGTCTAGAAGGTGGTCAATCGTTTTCGTTGGAGCGCGCTGTGCTGCGTTGACGATGTGGTTGCGGATATTCGTTAACTCTGCTAACCCTTCATGCTCAGCAGGGTCTATAGCGCCCCGTAGTCGCGCATCAAGGTAATCATCGATGGCTTCACGAAGCATCGATGTTGCGCCTTGCGATAACTTTTCGCTGTGCGCGCAAAGCGGGCACACCACAAAGGGGCCGATCATTATTTTGCCGCCTTGCGCCTGATGGGATGATCGTTGGATAGGTAGACGATCCAGGCGCACAGCGCGAGTGTCACGCTGTGCTTCTTGGGGCCTTTGGCGCGGCACGTCTGACACTCGATCCAAGTACAACGATCGCGTTCAGTGCGCACGGCTAGGAGCTTATGCGCGCATCTGCGAGCCTTGGGATTAGCTTTGCATCTCATGGTGATCTCAACCCCTTACGATTTAGATGCAATACTAGCGCACGCATATCGAGCGAACCAACTACGCCAACACGCCGGATATTTTCGTCATACTCGGATTCAACCTGCGCGGCAAATGCCATCGCTTCGCGTTTAGTGGCATACCAGCTAGTCATCCGATCGCCATCGACGTAGTGAGTCACGACATAGTGAACTTGCGCCTTGCCCCTCATGATACCCTCCGGTATTCCCACCTTTCGCGTTTGTTGAGCCAGATTCGCCACCAACAATATCGACGGACGTAAAGCTTGGGTCGTTTGATGTCGGTCATGGCGTCACACCACAATCGAGCAAGAAACGCTCCATGTCGAAGCCGGTATGCCGCTCGGCGATAGCAGATGCTATCTGATGGCAATCAAGCCTATGCTGAGCCCGCATGTACAAGTCGTGGTTCGGTGCTGGCAACGTCTCACGTAAGGCCGTTGATAGGAGAATGAAGTCGCGTCGTGTCATGATGTCACCTCATCTGTTGCCTTTGACGTATGCCATTCATCGATTCTGACAGCCTTCGCTATGATGGCCAGCTCATCGGCTTCTATGAAATGACAGCCGATTTTGACGCTGCCCGATGCTTCTACGCGATTGAGCGTAAAACTGCCAACTGTCGGACCATTCCTAAACTCCATTATCGCTGTGTCGGTGCTGCGCAACTGAGCCACAATGTTGCGGATGAATAGCAGCATGCGCCGCGCATCGTTCACGGGCACGCTAGCGCCCAAGGAGGTTTGTACCGTGCGACCATCGGCCGACAATCGAAGATACGCGCCACCGTTAGCGGACTGTCTGCCATAGCCCGCAATGTCACGACGCAAGCCTGCGCGCCATTCCTTGAGAGCATCCCCGGCTGCCGCTATTTGTTCGATGCGTAAACGTTCCTCGCGTGCGGCCTTCTGTGCGGCCTTGCGCGCTTGCGCGGCTATGTAGGCTGGGGTCTGTTTCTTCGCCTCACGTGCCTGATATGCTGCCAGTAAATCGGCCGCATCGCGCTGTGGGTTGGCTTCCTCGCACGGCAATCCAAAACAGTTGGCGTATTGGACGTGATTGCGCCAAATGTTATGCAAGCGATTGTAGAAGTAAGATCCATCGTAAATCGTTCTAACTCTGGCCAGCGACGCGCGCTCATTGATGTAACGCTGTGCGTAGTAGGCTAGGTTCTCCAAGTGTTCCGTGCGGCCTTTAGCCATGACATTCGGCACGTAAAACCTTCGCACCTCGGAACCATCTGAATGAGTCATACCGCACAGCGCGCGAGCCACCACGGGCATATGCTTTGACGATGTGGTGGTGCTGTAACGCTGGCTGGTAACTAAGGCGATGCGGCCTTGCAGGTTGAACAAGTCCGGGCTCGATATGATGCGCGCGATGGGTGTCCGGTAACTGTATATTACGGCACCCTCAAAACTCATGTTGTCGGATCGGCCGCTAGGCTGATTTTGTTGTGCCCACACGTGCGCGCACTGCGAATTGCTGAATACGGTTTTCATGGCTCTTTGGTCCTATGTGGTGAAGTAGAAAAGCCTACCAGGTAGCGCCCGGTAATCCGGGCGCTAACGCTAGGCTCTTTAGGCCGCTAGTGCGAGAACCTTACCGGCTTCGCGCTCCAAGCCGACACGCGCATCGACGTGTTGTATCTCCCGTGCGTAGGCAGTGATGCCCGTTGACGCATCCCACAGCGATTCGATGGGACGCTGTTCGTCCGCCATATGCGCGGCCTTGATGGCAGAAGTCTGAGACTTCGAAAACCGTTTGTTCAAAAATTCATCCACGTTCTCGATCTTCTTCGACTGTGCAGACTTCAGCATGTCTACCATGCCCGTAGATGATGCCTTGGACATGGCGAGGATAGCCGGGGTTGCTTGTTCGATGTACCGATCGGGCGCGCCCGCCGTATGGCGGATGCGCAGTTCCTGAAACTGCTCCACACCCCATATGATGTGATTGCCGCACATATAATCGAATAGGAACTGTCCCAGGATGAAAGTCGATGCGCCAACTTCTGAGTTCGAGACGAAGAAACCGCGCGCTAGCGAGCCCGTGCGACCATTGCGACGATTGGGCAATTCGATGCGGTTCTGTTCGTCCGCGAGGAATACCCACATATCCCGATCGGACGCGTACAACGTGGTCGATTGCTTCGTGATGGGCGCTGACAGATTGCCAAATTCGGAGGGGATGCGGAAGTTGCCCGTGACACCATCACCGAATTGCTTGACCAAAGCCTGAGTGATGGTTGAGTTCCAGATGCGGCCGTAGTTGGGGCCAGTCACTGCGCGAGCTGTCGCGGGCGGTACAGCGTAAGCTAAACCGTTGTTGTCGCGGGTGTTAGGGTCTCGCGTCAGCAACACACCACACTCGGCAACATCGCGGTTATGGTGTAGCCCGTAGTTCAAGCAATCGGCCGCTAAGGGTGCGGGCAAATCACGCATATAACCTGCGGGCGCGCCAGCTCGCGCAGCCAATTGGCTGAATGACCAATTGGTCATGTTCACTGGCGCGCCATTGGGGCCAGTCAGCATCAAGGCTTCGTGCGTGGTGTCCCCTTCGACTGGGGAAACTGTCAACGCGCGGGATGAGACGATCTTAGCCGCTGAATGTTGGCGCTGTGACTGCACAAAATCATTTAGAGCCGTGAGGGACAAGAAGCGCTCATCGTCCGGGCGGGTAGACCATTGTTTGTTCGCTTGCATGAGTTCCATTGAAAATCTCCTAGTATCGCAATATCGATCGGACCATCGTCGCGTGGTCAAGCGTTAAGACGTAGCGTCTTGAAATGGGACACTAGCAGTTGCTAGCGCCCATTGCAAGCCGTTAAGACCGTGGATGTGGGCGCGGGCGCTATACTTCTACGTACTTCCAGCCTTGGATGCGGACATCACTGGCGCGGCGCGCAGGACGTGAATTGAAGGCTTTGATGAGTTCCGCCACGATGACCCCACGGTTTCCTTTGTTGGCGTGCAAGCGGGCAATGAGATAGTCCATTTTGGTCTGAAGCTTGGCGGGAACTTGAATGGTGTGAGTGTGCATGGTGGTTTGTCCTAGTGATGTAAGTTGTAAGTTGTGAGATTTGTGATTCGTTGCTGTTGAGATTAGCTTAACGGCTAGATTAGATACAACTTGAGACTAGGACTGTGAACTATCTCACAAAAGCAAAGGATCGATTGCAGACTCCTGACTATCCGCCATGTCGGTAGCGCGTCGATTGGATGGTTGCTGTTTAGCTTCTTCTGCTCTAACAGCGCGCATTGCGCGGTATACGGTCGCGCGGCTGATGTTCAATTTCTCACTGATCCAAGCAATGCTCGCGCCCGATTCTAAATACTCAAAGGCTTCTTTGCCGTCTTCTAGGAGCTGTCTGCGGCGAACTTGATGGGGCATGTAGTGAAGTCTGTCCATTTTGGCCACCTGTAACTTTAGTGTTAATACTGAAAATATACTTTACTGAGACGTAATGGAAAAAGCAAATTCGTGTTTCAGACGGCTGGTTGAGAATCTGGTCCGTATGGTCTTAATGGTTCCGTGGTCCAAGGTATCGGTCGGCGCGGCAATATTAATCCCCTATATTTTTATATATTTATATAAGAATAATAAGACCAATAGTACCAATACCTAATCATTCCAGCGATTTTACGCATTTTTCTCAAGTTGTTACCGAATCGAGATTGTAAGACCATCTACGGCCAATAGGACCAGGTTGGCGCAAGGCCAAGCGGATCAAACATCCCAAGATTCTCAACAATCTTAAGTATCAAATATCTCAAGACTTCTAGCCGCTAGCGCGGGCGCGAGCTGCTAGCGCGGGCGCGAGCTGCTATGGGCTGACGGCAGGGGGTGGCGGGGGAGGCCCCCTTTGGGAGGCTCATAGCTGCGGGGGTTAGAGACGCCGTATCGCCGCGCGCTTGATGCCAGAAGCCTTCGGCCAAAATCCAGCATCTAAGATTTTTGAGACAAAATCCAGCATCTAAGATTTTTGAGACAAAATCAAAAATCCAGCATCTAAGATTCTTGAGACAACACGGGGTATTCCCCTTTTTGAGGGTCCAAAGGCACTTTGCTATTAGACGCCGCCCCCGGTACAGTCTAAAAAATGAAACCGTTACACCAACAGGCTCAGGAGCTAGCGCCTTGCGCACTCGAAGCGTTGAGCGATGTCCTCACCAATCCGATGTCCAAGGATTCGGATCGCATCCGTGCAGCGGAAGCGATACTCGATCGTGGGTACGGGAAGCCGTCGCAGGCAGTGATATCCATACCTGCAACGAAGCAACAGGCCGCGCTCTTGGCGTCCATGTCAGATGCGGACCTGGTGGCGATCATGGAGTCGAAGCCGCTCAAGAGGATTCAGTCCACCATCACGGTTGGGGTTGACCCATTACTGATGTGAGCCCGGAGTGGGCGGCAAGGGAGTATCTTCGTCGCAAGCGAGCGCGTGCTAGCTTAATAGAGTACAGCCAATCGATAGAGATTCCGGGTGTACCGCTCATCGATGAGCCGGAGGACGCCGTGGACCCTCACACCGGTCGCCTCATCAACCGGTATGAGCAGGCTCCGGTGCTGTATGCGCCCGTGGAGACGCGCATCGCCATCCATCACCGTTTCATGATGCACGCCATACAGCGTGGCATCGAGACGCCGCGTGGCCGCGAGATTATCTTGGCCCCACCAGGGTCCGCCAAATCGACGTATGCCTCCGTGGTGGGGGCTAGTTGGGCCATGGGCCGCAAGCGTAACGTGCAAGTCATTTTGGCGTCTTACGCCACCAACATTGCCGCCAAGCAAAGCCGCAAGGTGCGTTCCATCGTGCGCGATCCGGGCTACACCGCGCTATGGGATTCGACGCCAAGGCTCTCTGACGATCAGCGCGCGATCGATGACTGGTCGCTATCGAACGGTAGTTCCTTCATGGCGGCGGGCATGCTCGCTGGCATTACCGGCAACCGTTGCGATCTGCTTGTCATCGATGATCCAACGGCCAACCGCGAGCAAGCGGATTCGCCCACCATCCGCGAGAAGATCTACGCGGAGTACATCGATACCGCGATGACGCGCGCGAAGCCGTGGATGTCCGTGTTGCTCATAATGACAAGATGGCACGAAGAAGATTTGGTAGGGTCCATTCTGCCGGAGCATTACGAAGGGGAGTCCGGTCTGATACATTGCCGCGACGGACAGCACTGGAACGTGCTGTGCATCCCCGCGGAGGCTGAGAGAACCGATGACGTATTGGGGCGAAAACCCGGAGAATTTCTCTGGCCAGAATTTTGGCCGCGCGCCCATTGGTCTACGTGGCGCGATAATCCGCGAGCTGCGCGGACTTGGGCCGCGCTCTTTCAGCAGCGACCCGCCCCCTTTGGCGGCATCCACTTCAACCGTGAGATGTTTCAGTACTACAACGCTGAGCTACCGCGGAGTGATGCTTGAGTTAGGCTCTTACGTTCGCGTTTTTAAGTTGAATAGCACATGCTAGCGTCTCAATCTTACGCCTACCTCCTGCCCTACGAGGATAAGCAGCTCCCGCTCTCGCTCAAGATGTACGGCGCATCGGACTACGCCACCATGGAGGTGGAGCAGGGCAAGCGCGAGCCCGACTTCACCGAACACGGTATTTTCGGCATGGACCACGTTGGGGATTTGTGGGCGGTCGAGTGGTTTT